CTATAAATCTTTTAATACGTAATTCGTTTGGTAGGTGATCAAAGTTGTGTTGGCTCTGTACTGCTTCACGCAAATATAAATCCTCATCTATTAATCCTGCTTTCCAATGCGCTCTACGTACCTCATCTTCTACGATTTGGTGCGGGGTGTTCATTAAACAGTAAATTAACTCAGCTTTATCTAATCCTGTAAGAAACATATAACCTTGCAGCTGCCAAAAATAATCTTTATTCTTTAACTCAGTATCGAATAATGGAAACGTAGAACCATCCCAAGAGCATTTTATATCAGCAAGTAGGTACTTTGTAATTACATCGGGTTCTCCTGTGAGCCATTCGTTATTATATCGCTCCGTGTTTTTAACAACAAAATCCCACCCTAATACTTGACCTGCAAACTCTATAGCCTCATCTTCCATCTGTAAACCTTTATCTGTATATCTACTCCAAAACTCTTTAGCTATTCCTAATTCCTTTTCTTTAAAGTAATCTTGAATATAAGTCTTTGCAGTTTCAGATAGAACCTCTCCCTTTGTTCTGGGAGAAGTCATTATCTTACCTATTGCGCTACATCTGATTTTCATACTAACTTTCTTAATGCTTGTTCAACTAATTCTTTTCTATTCTCTTCAGCAAATTCTTTAGTTATATGTCCGTTTCTAATCATATCTCTAATTGCTTTATTAATCAATCTAACTTTAATAGTTTCTTCGCTATTTCTTTTAGGTTGCTTATCTCGTGTAATTCTTATGTTCTTACTCATAACAATAACATTGCTTTGGTTTGTAACTCAGTTAATTCATATCCTTTCAAAGCATTCTTAAATTGTTCAGTAGTTAACTCTCCGTTTGATACTTTAGTAAGTCCTGATTCAAAACGTTCCTGAGGAAATAATTTGCTTACTGCTTCTCGTGCCGTGTTTCCATCGTCATCTACCGCTTGTAAACTTAAAAGTGTCTGTAAACTTCCTCTTCGGTAGTAAGTAATCGAAGCAATTAATTTCTGTGGGTCGGTAATCATTGGAAGAACTAAACTGCTTTCTATCTTGTCTCCGTTTTCAATGTCTATTATCTGAGTGCATACTTTGCCGTCTAAGATGGGTTGTAAGAGTATTAAACCGTGTTTTAATAGGATTGGTTCAGTAGCTTCTAAAATAGCGTTTAAATCAGCGTATTTTGATTTAAAGAAAGGATTGTTAGAACCTTTAGTAACTTTACCTATCTCTTGCTTCGCTTTCCATAGCTTAGTGTAGATAGTTTCGCTTTTCGGTAGAACGTCTACCACTTCTTCTTTTTTCATAGTTATTCTGTTTTTAATTGTTTACAAATATAATACTTTTAAACATATAGCATACCTTCAGCAGCTAATTTTTTTTTAATTAATCGTTCTAAATAAATTAAAGAGTTCTTTTCATTCTCGCTTGAATCGTTTGAGTAAGGTACGCTAAGATCAATGCAGTTCATTATCTTATCAATCTTTTCTTTTAGGATATAGTCGTATCCTTTATTGGCTTCTCTAACCATTTTTAAAGCGTGAATAACTGTGCTATGGTCTTTGTCAAAGAACTTACCTGCTTTGCTCAGGTGCATATTTTCTATTGCTAACCAAACCATACCTAACTGCCGCCATTGCATTACTTCTCGTTTGCGTGATACTTGTCTAAGATAGTCCAGAGAGAAAGGACAAGCTATTAGGAAATCCTCAAACACGAATCTTGTATTTTTAGGAAATGATTTTTTTGTGTCTGTAATTGATTGTATGTTATAATTCATTTTTTTGGTTTTATATATTTGATAAAGTAATCACATTCGCCTTTTTCGTTAGGCTTTATATCTGCGTATGTTTGCCAATATTTAGATGGTTCTGCCATATACCTGTAACACTCTTTCTTTAGTTTGCAAGTTTCATTCTTGCACATTGCTATATCTGGCATCTTATATCTCGCTTATATCTGTTATTAAACCTTTCCATAATTGGAATTTATCTTTAGCATCTGACTGAGTGTATGCGCTTACAATTAAGTAACGTTCCTCCCATCTCTTTAGCTTTACCTTGTATGTTATCTTAAATCTTTTCATAGCTTTTTATTTCTGAGATTCTGTTAACTAATTGAGCGTTGTAATTATCCCAATATCTTTTTAAGTCTCCGTGTCTTACTCCGTTGTTAGGGATGAACTCGTTTTCTAATGTAATAGGCTTTACGTGTTGGTTAAATGCCTCTGTTACTTTCTTAAATACGTTCCGTGTTTTCATAATGACAATATTAGTTTGTGATACTCTTTAATTAAATTATCTAATCTGATCAATGTTTCTTCTGAATAAACATCCGTGTTTGCTTGTCGCTCAATCTCCAATTGCTCAACATACTTTATTAAATCCTCTTTCATATCTCATCAAGGCTTTTAAGTTTATCAATCACTATCTGGTAGCTTCTCCATAATCTACCTAATCCACGTTGGCAGGTATCAATAACATTCTCTGAATGCTCGTGAAAGTTGTTAGGGATAGCTATCTCTGCATTATACCGTAGCATATTATCTATTCGGTTCTGCATTCCTTCGCATAAGTAAAGCAATTCGTTTGCTTTTGCGTGAAGTTCTAAGGCTTCTTTAATCTGTTTTTTCATCTGTTTTGTATTATTGTTTCGACAAATATAATAAAATTGTTTATAACTGCAATACTTTTAAACAAATTATTTTAATTATTTTAAAAAAACAAAGGGAGAATGTTCCCAAACTCCCTTTCTTACCTAAAACAAAACAGATTGTACTTTACGAAAAAAGTTTTACTAAGGTAGCTATTTTATATTACTACGAAGTTTAAATTGTAAATAACCAATATAAGTTTTGTTATTAATAGTAAACTTCTTATTGCAAATTTGTCTGTCTGAGCATTGCATTCTGTGTTGAATAGTTCCTGCCGCAGTTGTGTACATACTTTTATAGTGTGGTAGCTTTCCACAGTTAGGGCATTCAAACTTCTCTCCACCTCTTAATACCGCATAGTTTACTTTTTGCTTTGTATATGGTTCTAATTTATGGTAAACCTTTTCAAGTACAATAACATCCATATCACAATATTCTACCATTCGTTTTAAAGCATCAGCATCTTTATTAAAAATAATAGCTTTCCACATATCCATACCTTCGTGCTTCAGCTTCGCACCAACTCCGAGAAATTTAGCAATATAATCTAACTTGTTTGAATTGAAATTAAACTGACTTTTAGCGTGTTTAAGCGTATCTATAGATTGGTATTGAGGAAACATATCAATCTTATGTTTTAAACACCTTGTACGCAACCATTTATATCGAATCTATCTCCATTATGCGCTACTATTTCATCTGCTTGATTTAATATTTTAACAAAATCTTTTAAAAGTTTTTTATCGCATTGGTTTTTATCCCAAGTTAAATTATGAACCTCATCTTTCCCCTCCCACTTCCAGCTCACGCAAATTATAGCACGTTCTTTTATAATGTCTTCTGGTTGTATTGTAAGATTGTAACCACTTCTCCAAAATATACCAATATTAAATGATGTTTCTATGTCAAAAAACAAACGTCTTCTCATAATAAGTTTGAATAAAAAAACCGAGGGTTACTCGGTTCTATTTGCGTTTGTAAGGTATATAGGTAGATTTACCGCCTTTCTTTATCATTCGTAAGACTTGTTTACGATTGTGTCCTTCTCGGTAGGAAATATG